TAAAAGATGCGATTAGAGAATTAAATAAACAACTGAAAGGTACTCCGCAACGAACTAAGGCAGCCAATAAAACACTAAAAGAAACCTATGCCGGACTTGCGGGTATCCAAATAAAAACGGGACACAAAAAAGGAGGTTTATTTAGAAGCGGTAAAGACATATATTCATCTATTCTTGATGTCTATCCCGAATTGATTGATGCGAACGGTAAATTTAATATATCGCTAGCCGAAACCATCCTTGCTACACGTACGATGGATGAAGATAGCAAGGCTGCACTACAAAATATAGTAGATTATGCCAAGCTGGCCGAAGAGGCAACGAAAGAGCTAAAAAACCATCTATCCGATATATTCGGTGACTTGGGACAGACAATGAGCGACGCCCTTGTTGATGCGTTCAGAAACGGCACGGATGCGGCAGATGCTTTTACCGATTCGGTTACCAATATGCTGGAAAGATTAGCCGAATCGATGATTTATTCGGTAACTATTGCACCTTATCTTGAACAAGCACAAGAAGAAATGTTGGCCGTAATGCAAGATGAAGGTCTTACGGACGAACAAAAATTCAGGAGATATGCTTCAGTCCTTGACGATACTATGGATAATGTTATAGAAGGGGCGGAAATACATAATGACCTTTTTGAAGCATACAAAAAAGCGGCCGCAGAAAGAGGATATGAACTTTGGATGCCGGAAAAAGAAAAAGGAGGCGGATTAACCGCAGGTATAAAAGGTATAACCGAAGATACAGCATCAATACTTGCTTCTTACGTTAACAGCATGCGTGCAGACCTTGCCGAGCAATTAAGCATTATAAAAAAATATGTGGATTCGGATGTGCCTGAAGTTACGGCAATAAGCAGGGCACAATTAATACAATTACAAAATATTGCCAAAAATACGGATAAAAACGCAAAGATAGCTTCGGATATATATGATCTGTTTAATTCGATTACTATGGGTACAAAGTCAATAAAAGTAAAATAAAATTATAAGATTTAAATTTAAATTTGTATATTTGCAGGTATGGTAGAACATGATATAATATTTCAAAAAGAAAAAGACGGATCACCCATAAAGTGTCTTGTATCCGACTTTGATATGGTATGTACGTCATTCCCCCCACATCCTACCCTAGAAACAAAAGATGTGACTACCGATGATTGGGCGGATGAAAATGGTGAAGATTCGTTTGAACCCGATGTGTTACTGTTAAAGGCTTATAATCTGGAAGTCCAAATAGGATATTCTGGTGATGCCGGTACGGCAAATATAAAGATATTCGATTTTTTGAAATATCTTCTTGGTCATGACGGGAATGGTGTTAGATTGAAAATGTATAATCCTTACACCAATATGGGATATAAAGGGGTAAGATTCGTAAGTTACACACCGGAACAATATCAAAACTTGTCGGGTGATTTAATAACGTTTACAATAACATTCAGGGTTACCGAACCCGCTTCGACGGTTTCGCCGGTATATTCAGATAATACTTTAATTGGATTGCAATGATTTGGAAGGTTTACAATAAGGACGGAATAGAAAGATGCGAAATCCATAAACTGGAATATAGCGGAACATTTATGGGTGAAAAATTCATAACAGCATCCATAAGGTCACCTCATCCGATAGAATTTGCCATTGGCGATTACGTTATATATCGTGGCGAACGATTCACGCTTAACTATGACCCTTCAATCATAAAAAACGCCGGATTAAATAAGGCCGGTGATGCATTTATTTATGAAAACATAAAATTCAACAGTTATTCGGATGAACTTATAAGATGCCAATTCTTGGATTATGTTTTAAACGATAATCTTATTCACTTCTCATCTCTACCGTCCTTCGGATTTCACGCACTTACCATACACGACTTGGCTGACAGGATAAAGGCCAATCTTGACAGGGTTTACACGGGCGACCGTGCTTGGACTGTAAACGTAAACGATTCTAACATAACCGTAAACAACGTATTTATCACCGCAGACAGATTAAATGTTTGGGGTGCACTTGCTTTGGTATCTACGGTATTTAAGTCGAATTTCATCATACGTGGCAGGACAATAACCATAGGGACGGCAGGAAATGTTATAGATGAAGTGTTTGAATATGGTAAGGGTAAGGGATTAAATAAGATAACAAGAATAGCTGATTCCGAACAGCAAATAATAACAAGGTTAAGGGTTTACGGAAGCACACGAAACTTGCCATTAAGATATTACAACAAACTTACTAATCCTTCTTCGGAACCATACCTTCCTGATAATATGGCGGTGCAAAACCTTATGTTGCCGTCATTCCCCTACGAAACATTAGACCCTTATCTGGATAGTCCAAATATAGAAGTTCTTGGCGTGATGGAAGGAAGTGTGTTCTTCGATGGAAGTGATGAATCGTTACCTGAAATCTATCCGTCATTGGAAGGCATGACTGCAGCACAATTGGAAGCCGCAGGAATACATGTGTATTTAGACCCTGGCGATAACGGTAATCTTGACGAAGTGGTGTCGGATGCAACAAATATAGACGGAACGCCCATTACGGATAACGGGTTATTTGAAGAAGGCGCAACCGTTCCGTCATTTAAGATAACTCTTAAAGATATTGGATTTGATATAAACGATTACTTATCAGCCAACACTGCCACTATCTCAATGAAAAACGGCCTTTGCGGAGGCAGAGAGTTTGAGATACTTTCATGCGTAAAAGAAGGCAATAAATATATTCTTACATGCAATAGGGTGTTGGACGAAGGTATAGGACTGTACTTCCCGTATGCTTCGATGAACATCAAGGCTGGCGATAAATTTGTCCTCTTAAACATAGAAATGCCGGAAGTTTATATTCAGGCCGCATCTCAAAGACTATTGGAAGCCGGACAAGAATATCTATCCAAGAACGATTACGTAAGATATACCTATAGTGTGGATATATCTCCTGTATATATGGCACGTAATCCCAATCTACACGATACTATAGTAGAAGGCGATTATCTTCAGTTTGCCGATGATGACTTGGGTATAGGTGGAAGCATAATAATTGATAGCCTAATTATCAAAGAAGGGGACGAAATCACACCTACCTATGAAGTAACGCTATCGGAAGAAAAGCAAGTAGGAACATTACAAAAGATACAAAACCAAATAGACTATCTTATAAGCGGTGGTGGTAATATAAAACAAACCGAAAGCCTGATAAATCTTATCGGTGATAGAAAATTCTTATCAAAGATCAATCCCGATACGGCAAAAAAAGTTATTACTTTTCTTGAAGGGATTGAGATAGGCGACTTCACGTCAGGCTTGCTAGGCGCTGGTGCTGCTATTAGGAATATTAACGGCACATCGGTAGCCGAGGTCGACCAGTTGCTTGTACGGCAAAGAGCGGAGTTTTTTAGTGTACTTATTCATCGTGCAGAACACATAGGTGGCCAGCTGGTTATCAGCGCTGCAAATATGTTATGTACAAAGGTTGAAGAAACCGCTACCTTTTACAGATGCTACTTCGACTCGAAGGGCGGAGAGGTGGTTAACCTGTTCACAAATCAGGATTTCGCACGTTGTCAGGTGTTCACAGGTAATAGACAGAAATTTTACTGGCGACGAGTTGTGGCAGTTGGAGATGATTACATCGAGTTAAGTAAGACCGATGCCGCAATTAATAGCGATGCGCCCGAAGTTGGAGATACTATATTTCAACTTGGCTCGCTAAACCCTGAACGTCAGGCGGCGATGATATTATCCACCGTAGGGATAGATGCACCATCGTTTATTCAATATTCTGGAATAAATTCGTATAGTCTCGAAGGTAAGGAGACTACGAAGTTTACACGGCTTGGGAATGTCATATCAGGGTCAACCGTGTTTCTTAGCTCTGGGGAAAGTGTTGAGGATTGGACAATAGAAACAGAGCATGATATAAACGAGAAAAACAGAACATTTTTTGCTAAACCATCTTCTTATATAAAAGGAGACACGTGGTTTCTATTAGAGGACACTATTGTTGGCGAAATATTGTATAAAAAAGGTACAATGCTGAAGGCTGCTTATGCTACGGGTTCTGAATACGATTGGCGATTAGTGTTTGAAGAAGACCAGACGACCACTACCGATGGGGTAAATTTATTGAGAAATTACGATTTAAGATACGGATTTTCATTATGGGGAGGTGTAGGTGAATTTGGTGATTTGACGCAAGAAGAATACGATGCGTTGCCAAAAGACTTTTATACGAAAGAGGTGAATGTATTTGGCGACGAATATGGATTTAACATGGCAATTACTTCTGAAGATAATGAACTAATAATTTGGAACGAATAACATGGCAGAAATAAAAATGATAAAAGGCTCTAAAATCCCTGTTGCGACGACAACGGTAGGATTTGAAGCGCTTGGAATCAGGGTAAATCCTGATTCGACTGTGGATAATGTGCGTGTACCATACGCTCTTCTTATTGGCTCTACGCCTATCATCTCGGCAGAGATTGATGAGAATGGAGATTTGATAATGACAATTGACTATCAAAAAATACAGGAATGAAAAATATAAGAATAGGTAACGATTTTGTACTTGTCTGGATTATCACAAGGGGTGGGCAGCCAGAGGATTTATCGAATATTATCGATGCGTCTTTGAATGTTCGTGTTTTCACAAAAGTTAAAACTGTACCATTTGAGATTATAGATAATAGTCTTCGGATAGAATTTACCCCAGAAATTTGCGATACACTCGGGGTGTATAATTTGGTGTTTTCTTACGAACTACCAGATTCTGGATTATCGGATTGGAAAAGGAAGTGTACGATTGACGTAAATGCCTTTCAGATTGTGCCAAGCAGTATGATGGCAGATGATATTACAGAATTTTCTATCACGTCAGACCTACTGATTGGATTCAAGGGAGACAAGGGTGACAGCGCATACGAAGTATGGCTAAGCGCAGGAAATACAGGAACTGTAGAAGATTTTCTTGCTGACATTAAAGGAGAGAAAGGAGATAAGGGAGACAAAGGAGATAGTGCATATCAGGTATGGTTAGACGCAGGAAATACAGGAACTGTAGAAGATTTTCTATTAAGCTTGAAAGGTGAAAAAGGAGATAAGGGCGACAAGGGAGATAAAGGAGATAAGGGCGACAGCGCTTATCAAGTATGGTTAGACGCAGGTAATGAAGGTACAATAGAAGACTTTTTATTAAGCTTAAAAGGAGAGAAGGGAGATATGGCTGATGTCTCGATGACGATTGATGAATATGGAAATTTGATAGCAACAATATATAATTAAAAATTATGGCAACAGTAATAAATTTAGGGAAAGTAAGACCGCATGA